CCCTTTGGCCTTGGCGGCTACAATGGCGGCAACGGTGGCGGTGGCCCGCTGATCGAAAAGCCGCCTCTGCCTCCGTATGACCCCAATGACCCGAACGGAAATGGCGGCATGGATATTCAGCGGCTTTTTGAATTGCTAAAGCCCCTGCCGATTGGCACGGGCGCACAGTGGCGCAATACTATGAAGTACGGTGCCTGATAGATGGCGCGCGTTCTGTTCGGACGGTTGCAGACGGATCAGCCAGACCTCCTCAATGGCGACCTTGAGGAAGCGGAAAACTGTATCCCGTATGTCCAGAGTTACGGGCCGTTTCCGGAACCTGTTGCCTATTCGGCGGCGGCGGCTGAAACTGTCAACGGGGCTTACTCCACCAAGGACTTGTCAGGCAACACCTACACATTTGTCGGTACAGACAACAAGTTATACAGGGAAAGCGCAACCGTTCTTAACGACATCTCGCGCACGGCAACCTACACAACGGCCAATGACGGCTCGCAGTGGGAGTTTGTCACCTTTGGCAACACCATCATTGGCGTAAACGGTGCCGATCCACAGCAAGTTTACACGATGGGAACCTCAACGCAGTTTCTCAATCAGTCTGCGTCTGCATCCGCGCCTGTCGCCCGTCACATCGCCGTTGTTCGTGATTTTGTAATGACCGGACACCAGCCTTCCGCTGAAACGCGCGTCCAGTGGTCACGCATCAACAACCCGCTTCGCTACGGCATTTCGCAGCGGTTTCAGTCGGATTACCAGGATTTGCCTGGAACCGACCAGCTCATTAAGAAAATCACGGGCGGCGATTTTGCGGCCATTCTGACCAACACATCCGTTTGGCGTGCAACCTATGTAGGTTCGCCCCTGATCTTCCGCTTTGACGAAGTGGCGCGCAATGTCGGGTGCTATTCCTCTGGTTCGGTCGCCCGTTACCAGAACATGACATTCTTCCTTGCCAGTGATGGAATGTATGTCTTTGACGGTCAGTCATGCCAGCCAATTGGCGTTGAACAGGTAGACAAGACGCTGCTTGATGACCTCAACACCTCTTATCTCAATCGCATCAGTTCCACGATAGACCCCATCAACAAGCTGTACATGATGGCGTACCCGTCTACCGGATCGACTGACGGAACTCCGAACCGCATTGTTGTCTATTCGTGGGTGACGAAGCGGTGGACGTTCATTTCGCAAAATCTTGAGTTTCTGTTTAACCATATGACAGGCGGTTACACGCTTGAGGCGCTGGACGCGCTTGGGACGCTTGAAACTCTGCCGTATTCTCTAGACAGCATCGCATGGCAGGGCGGCCTCTCGGCTTTGGCCTGCATCACCACGGATCACAAAATCGCGCGCTTTACCGGAAACGCCAAGACCGCCCGTTTCATAACAGGCGAGTCTCAGATCGTAACGGATGCTCGCGCCTTTGTCAGAAGCCTTCGCCCGCTTGTGCAGGGTAACAGCGCAACGATTATCTCCGCTTATATTGGTGGCCGTGACCGTCTCATTGATGATGTGACATGGACCGCCGCTTCTGCGCTGAATGCCACCGGAACTTGCCCTGTCAGGTCGAATGCTCGCTATCACCGTCTCAAGCTGGAAGTGGCTGGTGGCTTTGACCGCGTGATGGGTTCTGACGTTGAATTGACGAAAGAAGGCATTCGATGAGCCGTGTGTTCGGTGCTGACGATACAGGCAATGCCTTCCGTCGCACAGACAGCGCACCTGTCAAGATTGGCGGCATCTTCAAGACGGATACTGATGACAACCAGAACACTTTCACGGACGGGCAGGGGCGGAAATACTGGTTTGCAGACACGACCAGCGGGAACGTCACGATTACCCTTCCTGACGCTGCCGAAGTCACGCCAGACACGCCATTCGTGGTCAAGCGCGTTTCAGCTGGGGCCAACTCCCTGACGGTCCAGACGGGCGGCGGAAACATTGACGGCGCGGCCACCAAGTCAATGGCAACGCAATACGACAAGTTTACATTTGTTTCTGACGGCACAAACTACTGGATTGTTGCGTGAGATATGTACCGTCAGGCGTCCCTGTAGAAGACTTGCACATCGTCTGGGAACGGGCATGGCCCTATCTCAAGAAGGCAATTGACCGCTTCCCGAATGTCCCAACCCCGTTTAACGAGGGCATGGTTCTGGAGCAGTTGTTCAAGAAGAAACTTCAGCTTTGGATTGGCTGGGACGTTGACCGGAACGACATCATGGGCGCTCTAGTCACGGAAATTATCACGGATGAAAAGCACCCGGACAAGGTGTTCCTGTCCATCCCGCTGGTGGGTGGCGACAAATGGAACCTGTGGGGTGACGTTCTCTGGAGCCTTTTGAAGGCATGGGGCGTCGAGAAGGGCTGCACTCATGCGCTTGGGTACGGACGGCGCGGCTGGACCCGCTGGTATGGTTTTGTTGAATGCGGCACAACGGAAGGGAACCTTCCCATGTTTGTGCGCTCCTTGAAGAGGTGATGTAATGAGCAAGGGTGGCGGGAATACCAAGACTCAAACCACGACCGAACCGTGGTCTGGTGTAAAGCCGTATCTTACGAGCGGCTACAAGGACGCGCAGGCGCTCTACAAGCAGGGCGCTCCCGCTTACTATCCGGGGCAGGCAACCGCGCCGATGTCCAGCTATTCCAAGCAGGCATTGGACGCTACGGCGCAACGTGCGGCCTACGGGTCTGATGTGACGCGGGCGGCGCAGAGTCAGTTGACCAACACGATCAACGGCGACTATCTCAACAGCAACCCTTACCTTCAGGGCGCTATTGACGCGGCTGTTCGTCCGGTGACGGAAGCCTTCACGGGCAGCGTGATGCCGGGGATTGACAGCAACTTCTCGACTGCTGGCCGCTATGGCTCTGGCATGCAGCAGGGTGCCTACAACGATGCCAACCAAACGCTTGCGCGACAGGTGGGCGACATCGGCACCAACATGTCATACCAGAATTATGGCGACGAGCGGCAGCGCCAGATGCAGGCCATGCTGTTTGCGCCCGAGATGGCGCGGCAAGATTATGTTGACCTCGGCATGCTGGGTCAGGCTGGTCAGGGTTACGACCAGTACAATCAGAACCTCATCAATGCCGACATTGAGAAGTACAATTACAATCAAAATTCTGATTGGAACTTCCTCAATGACTATATCGGTCTGTTGAACGGGGCCACGGGCAGTGCTTCCACAACCACAGCTCCCAATCAGAGCGGGGGTGTTGGTGGTGCGTTGACGGGCGGTATTGGTGGCGCTCTTAGTGGCGCTGCTGCTGGAAGTGTTATTCCCGGATTTGGCACGGCTTTGGGCGCTATCTTTGGCGGTCTTGGCGGCGCGGCTGGCGGTTTTTATTAAGAGGTAAGTCATGGCTTGGTTTGATCAGTTCATCAGCGGCCTAGGCCAGCAGAACGCACCGTTTGGCTTCGATGCACAGCCCGTTGTGGGCGCTCCAAGTCAGGACAACCCTGCCTATCGTTCCGGCATGCAGATGCTTGGAAACATAGGAGCGGGCATGCTTGCGTCTGGTTCTCGCAACCCAGCGCAAGCGTTTGGACGCGCGTACCTCGGCGCACAGGAACAGGCGCAGGAGCAGAACCGCAACCAGTACGTTGCCGCTGAAATGATGTCTGCCGCTGAAGAGAAGAAGCAGAAGCGTCAGGAAGAAGCAGCCGCCAAGGCAGAGCGCGATGCGTTTCTCAAGACCCTTCCGCCCGATGTGCAGATGAAGGCCCGCAGCATTCCCGGCTATCTTGACAGCTACATTGAGGCGACTGATCCGAACCTCCAGCAGCCTGAAGCCGCCCCTTCGTCTGTTCAGGAATATGAATATGCCAAGGGAAATGGCTTTGGCGGCTCCTTTGAGGATTGGAATACGCTTGGCGGTGGAGGTGAAAGCAACGTGTCGGCTCAAGTTGCAGAACGTCAGGCGGCGGCGCAAAGCCTTGGCCTCGATCCAAATGACCCTGCTTACAAATCCTATATCCTGACGGGCAAGATGCCGCGTGAGGATCAGGCACCTCTGACGGCAACTGACAAGAAGGCTATTCTTGAGGCAGATGACGCCGTTATGGTCAATCAAACCGTCATTGACCAATTGGAGTCTGTCATCAATCCTGGTGCTGACGGCAAGTCAATCAATGACACTGCCGGATACGGCTGGAATGCTGACATTCAGTCATGGTTGGCGCGTAACGATGGCAAGAACGT